CTGTTCCACCAATGCCAAATGTGACGTTCCCGCTGGCAGCAACTCGAACATTTGATGTTCCGTTTTGTATTGAGGTAGCATCAATACCAGTTAATTGACTACCATTACCTAAAATATAAGCACCGCCAATATTGGCAGTGGTTGTAATATTTCCCGGTGCTGTTAGGGTGCCTTCTTCGCCAAACTGCCAAGTAAATGTGCTACTGTCTGGAGTGTCAATACTAATATCAATGTTGGTAGCAGATTTAATACCACGATTGTCGGGCAGAGTTAATGTACCATCTGTGCCAAACATCCATTGTTGGGTTCCTGCGGCTGTGACTAAAATATTACCATTGGCAACTGCAATGTTTATATTGCTTGTACCGTTGTTGATACTTGTGGGTGCTTCAACTCTTACATTGGATAATAAACCGCCGTCACCAATAAAGTAGTTGGCAGTGGCTGTGTTACCTAATATAGAATTGCCAAGAACTGTTGCATTGGTTACCGTAACATTACTGATACTAACATTGTTAGCAATTAAGTTAGTAATCTCAACATTACCCCTGAATATTGAGGTGCCAAGGACATCAATACCCCCAGTCCCAACATACCCTGTAGAAAATCTTAAATCTGGAGATCCTAAATCGTAGACGTTATTATATGTTGGTACAAAAGCTGACTGAATTTTTAATTTGCCAATACCATTGGGACTTAATAGCAAATCACTGTTAATTACTGTGGTAGTAATTGTGTTATTGGCAATCCGTACATTGCTGCCTACCAGGCCAGATGTATAAATTTCTGTGAAGTTGTCGTTGGTTTTTATAAACCCTTCTCTTAGGGTATCCCCCTGGCCATCATCCGGGGCTGCTCCAACGTCGATAATTTGCTGTGCCATAAGACCTTTATCCTATAGCATATTTACCAAAGCAAAAGATATATTAATTTAGGTCAGCCCAGACGCCGGCGGCGTAACCTTGAAATTTATTAGTGGTTGAGTTATATATGAGCTGACCATTAACTGGCGACAGCGCATTGCGTTCGGTGGTTGTAAATACGCCGGCTTGAAGTAACCCTGTAACTGTGGTGACAGGTGAAATAAGCAAAATCTTAGATGATGGTGCTGTGGTTTCAACAATATAGTCACTGTTAACTTTTTTATAGGTAGTCATTGATTTAGTCCTTTTGTATATTTATAAATGCAATGAAATCTGACAATGAGATCGTTGACATGTTTGGATTGGCATGTAATTCAAGTATGTCTTGCGTTGTAGGACCCATGACACGTATAAATTGAGTTTTTGGGTAGTCTTGACATATTGTTTTAATTTGACGTATCCAGTTCCCGGTATAGGTTGGCACCGCTGAAGAACTTTTATAAAACTCGCTGTCAGCATAGACATTGTTGAATTTTTGATTTGTGGCTGGACCCATGTCAAACCCCACTAGGTACACAGTATCAAAATTGTCTTCTGCGGCAAGCCCTATTGCATTTGGTCCTGAACTATATCCATAGTATTTTTGTAACACTGACTGTCCGCCCAGTCCTGAAATTGGTTTTCTTGTGTAAAATTTATGCTCTTTGCTGTAGCCTGACTGTTGTATATGATGGGCAATTGGGCGGTCTGTTGCCACTAGCACATCAGGAGTAAAATCCCTGTACAGTCCGTTACATCCGTAGATTGATCCAACAGTTCTCATTTTGTTGAGGTCAAGCCCGTTCCTGCTAACTCCGTTCCCTAATACAAATGCTATGGCCATAAAAAATCCTCCCAGTATATAGCTGGGAGGACTTAGAGCAATTACAAATTAAGAAGTGTAATTCTGAATAATTGCTAGATTTACCAAGTTTTGCTGTGTTGCACTATTAGCGGCAGCAGTTGTACCTGACTTGATCACAGTACCTTCGTCTGTGAAGAAGTTGCTGGCATAACGAACATCAGCTAAAACTGCACTAGCAGTGTAGGTTGATCCGCCGGTCCAATCTAGCATCCACTTGTTGGTTAACTTGCTAAGATACAATTCTGAGCTATCGTTTTGCATCCAAGCAATGCTCATGTTGCCGGCTGTGGGGTTTGCGGCATCTGACAATATGCAAACTCCAACTAAATTAGCAGTACCGGTGCCAGCACCCACAGCTTTACATGTGAAAATTGTACCAACGATTGCACCAATTGGAGCGCCGCAGACTACCCAGTTGGTGGTACCCAACGCAGTAATCCGATAGGCTGCACCAACAACCATGTCTTCGTCTGCCACAGATGTTGTGTCAACTACCAGGTACTTGTGTGCACCTTTCTGACGAATAATTGAACCGTCAGCTGCACCAGCGCCTGACCCGCTAGGCAGTGCGATGTTTACTGCAACACGAACACGCGGATTTGTTGCGCTGGCTGCTGAAGTTGAAATACCGCCAACTACGCCAAGGTAATCACTAGAGCTAAGGGTGTCAGCACTGTTGACCACCGCGGCAGTTAATGATCCAAAGTTTGGATAACCAATGTCAATTCCAACTGCGGCACCTGGTGTGCCAACACCACTATTAGTGGCATATTTTTGTATTTTTAGAGGACGTCCCATTTGTTTTCTCCTTAAAGAAGTCCGATGTAGGTTCTAGCTACTACGCGGCGGGTTAAACCGCATAAAGAGCAGTATTACTCTATATGTGTTATTTAGCTATACAAGTTAGATTTAATGTATGCATGGAGAAAATTATTTAATACCTGATGTGATCCTGGGTCTGGATGCTTCATACTGTCAGGTGTTTTATTTTGTTGATCGTATCTACTGGACTGAACACCATTTTTAAATTGATAGTCAACTGATTTCCAAATTAGACTTTGTACAAATGCTGGTGTTTGAAACAGTTTAAATTTTTCCATTGCTAGATACGGCACAATTAAATCATCTGCGGTGTTAAACACAATTGCAGTATGTCCTCGTGATTGTAAGCTATCAACCATTGCTAACAACTTGTACATTAAATCTTCTAAACGATCTTCTACGGACTCGGCTTCAGCCTTGTGTTTTATATCTAACACAGATTGAAATTCACTGTCTGATAGTATAATATCTTTGAGAAACTTTTTGTTTTCAGAGTTTTGAAAACTAAACCACCGCCCTTCAAATGCATCAGTTAATTGACTTACTGGTAATTCCATTCTACCTAAAAAACTTAAACCAATGATGTATAATGTTGGTTGCGCAGTAGTATAGGAGTCTTTGAGTGTTGTACGTACAATTCTGTCGTTGGAACTGTCAGATTTTGCCAGCGATGCGGCATTATTAATTTTTAACATGGTGGCCAAATCTATGTGACCCTGTCCGTGAGCATAGCCCACCATGTATCCACATCCGTTAACCACAAGTCTAGTGCATTTTTTCATATATTCGTTAAAAAGCCACCCTAGGGTGGCTTTTATTTACTGCTTGCTTATGAAAACGTTTAGTTTTTCCGCCTCATCCACAATAGCCGTCGTTGTTGGAAAGTCAGGCATGGTTGGAAACGGTAAACTACCACGATTGGAATCGGTCAGCTTGGAATGATATTCGTCGCTAAGTTGACTGCGTTTTTCGTAAATTGGCGCTTGGAGGATTTCCTTGGCCAGGGTGAGAAGTTCGAGACGAATCTCGTAAGGTGTTTTGCTCATGTTTTTCTCCTGTGTATGTGTGTCGTTCAAGTCCCGCCCTATGCAGGACAAGATTGCTACACGAGCAATGTTACTTATACTAAAAAAATATAGCCAACAAAAAAGGGCCTTGCGGCCCTTTTTTTGTCCTTCCCATCCCTTGGGTTGGATTCTCTGATTAGGAGAATGACAAGTTGCTAACAGCGATCTCGCCAACATAGTCAGCCGCGTTACCGAAGCTGGATGCTGTGTTGGTCAACTCAATGAAGCCATAACGTGTCATGAAAGACACGACTGGTTCAAAGGTTGATGGATCAAGAACAACACCGCTGCTCATCAATGGAATGTATGGGCAGTAGAATGCAGGAGCGTCAGCTTCGCTAGAACCTTTGTAACCAACCAACACAGGAGTGCTGTCAGATGCATAAGAGTCAACAAACACACGCATGGCGCCGTTCAGTGTACCAACAAACTTGGTGTTTGTAGGTGCTTCAAATGTACCTT